CTCTTTAACAGTTCCCTATGTTTTTTGTTTCTAAATTACTATTTTTGCTCTTTGAGTTACTACCTGCGATAACTCATTTACAGCGTCAGCATGGTGTAAGCATAGTCTTGCGTTGTGTAGTCTTTTACCGGCTCAACGTAATGCCTGTACACGCCCTTCTTTTCAAGCCCTGATTTGACCCCGTGATGTGTCTCACACAGGCTTTGGAACAGATTGCGTCTAAAAGCGTGTTCACCTATTGCTGACCAAGGAAACACATGGTCCACATGGTTAGCTGACATAACCTGACCATCTAACAGACATGCTTGGCAAAGTGGCTGTGTTGATAGCTGTCTGTTGCGTATTGATAGCCATGCCTTGTTGTTGTAGTGCGCGTTAAAGGTTTTGCGGTCTTCGCTTGTCTTGGCTGCTGGTGCGTGATCCACACAGTAAACAGACCCTTTGATACTTGGGCCTTTGCATTGGTACTCAGCGCATTGTGTCTTAGGTATTGATGGCATCTTGTCAATGTACTGTATGTAAACCCATTAGGGTTTTTAGTGTGCAATGTTAGGGTTATCCCTATGGAATTAATTGTGGATAAGTAGATAATAGAGACATCAACAACACAACGGAGTACACGACATGAACAGCCAAACAATTCTTGATCTTCTTCTTAATGGTGCATACCTCAACAGCACTGAGTACAAGTTCTACCATCCATCATTTCGTAAAGGATGGCGCAAGATGTCTAGCAGCAACATTTCTTTTTCTGCCGCTGAAAAAAAACTTCGCAAAATGAATCGCTTAGATTGGTCGCGTACCGATAGCGGTATTGTAATTCGCGCAACTGCTCAATAATTAAAAATCCGGGGCTACGGCCCCATCTTAGGAGTTCCCATGAAAGAAACCATCCTCGACATCAGCCTTGCCATTGTGTTGGGCCTTACTTTTGCGGCATTTGCCCTTGAATGGTTTGATGTGCTGACGTACTAACATTACTGTATAACCGTCACGTCTTTTGAGCGAGAGCGCAATTTGTTGCGTGTTTTGGCAATCATGCGTTCGTACTCTGACCGGCTAATTGACGTTCTTTGCAGATGATGCCACTCTAAAACCTCGTTAATAGCCCTTAACCCTGTCCCGGTCAGTAACATCCTACCTGTGGCCTCAAATCGCTTGGCAGCATGTGTTAGCTCAATCTCAGCCATCATGCAATCAACCAATGCTTCTGGCCCGATGCCGTTTCTTGCCATGACCTGACAGATGTTGTTCATGTCTACCAGTTCTTGCCATGTGTAAACGGTAGCGTTACCTGTCCTCATGGCTTCTATGGCGGCAAGCTCTTTGTCTTTGAGTTGTTTAAGGCAATCGTCTGTTGTAATACCTGCGCCAGCAATGGCGTGACCGATAACATCAACCAACTGATAAACCTTTCTTTTGCACTGCTTTCTCATTGCTTCTCCAAAACAATTAGTTCCAGCACTTCCATCGACTTGCACAAGTCTTCATGCAAGTAGTCAGGTAATCGTGCTGATTGGCTCATAGCCCACGACTCCAGCGCAGACAGCAGCTTGATTGCTTGCAATGCTTCTTCTTTTGTCATTTTTCGTCCTTAGTTGTGTATTTTGTTTTCTGTCGCCAGATTGCATAGCCGCACAGCAAGCCGTGAAACCAAGCTACGCAAAGCATCAGCCATGTTTCGGGGTCGATTTTTCTCATGTGTTCCCCTTGTTTCGGATAATGTCTGGTACGTGCGGGAAATATTGAGCGCAACCGTCAAGGGCCTCAACAACCTTTGCACACGCCTCTTTTTCAGCAAGCACAGCCTTCTGCACCAAAATCTTGATGTTGTCATCAATAGACTCAAGAACTAGCTTGGCTGCGTCATCAGCAGGGATGTCAGGATTGGCCCATATCCCGTCTTTAGACAAACGCAAGACTTCTGTTGCTGGCGTTCCGCTGTGAAATTGAATGGTGTTGTTCATGTGTTTTCCCACAGTTTGTCAAAGCACGGCTTGCAGCAGTCAAACGAACCGTACTCACCGCTTGACCCATCAATCGACATGATGGTTGTTGTTGTTTCGCAGAGTTCACACTTGTAAGTTCCGATCTCAACGGACGTACTTCTGCCGTAAACAGAATGTTTAGAGTCAAAAGCTGACCGCTTTGTAGCCATCCATACTTCCCATGCTTGTGTCATTTGGTTTTTCCTCTGGCTCGGATGGCTTTAGCTGCGACAGTGCCATAAATTTTTACGCCTGTTGGTATGTGCGTATCGCAAACAGTGGATTGCGCCAACTTAGCACACGCCTCTCTTTCGGCCAAAATCTCTTGCTTGTGCTGCGCTGTCACAGCGTCAAACCACTTCTGGCCTTGCTCACGTTCATCAGCACGGACAAGGGCAACAAGCTGCTCCAGCCGTTCAAGCGGTGCGCCAGTCCATTCTGTGTGTGCGCCGTAAACTTCACGGGCAAGTTCTATTGTGTCTCTCATGGCATGGCCTTTCCAATTTCTGCTGCTGCACGGGTGATGGCTCGGCGGGTGGCGGCAAACAGGTCTGGGTCGATTTCCCAAAACTCTTTCCCACCATAAACTGCAAGGCCGCGAAGGTACTGCTGGGCGTTTCCAACCTCAATGCCGCAAGCCACCGCCAGTCGTAGCGCATCGCCATCGTCTGTGAGGGGGGTCCAATTAGGGACTTGAGCAAAATCCCAAACTGCTTTGTATGGCGTATCCCATTTAATTTCAATTCCCGCCGCCTTTGCAGCTAATTCCAATAGTTCTTTGTCAGTCATTTCATTCCTTTCAACATCTCTGCCCTGCAATCGTTCCACCCAGCCACATATGCAGGGTTCTCATCCTTTGGGTTAAGAGCATCAGGCACGGCTGGCTGTGCTGCTTTCAACCGCTTGATCTCGGCCATATGCTCACGCAACGACTCCTGCGTGGCTTCAAGCAAAGACCAGTCTCGACCTTCCTGCACGGCTGCTGCGGGTGGGGTGGTGTAAAGGGGTGTGCATTTGCCTCCGGGGTTATCCCACTCCAAGTTATCGCCGCCTTTGTGATGTTCTATCCAAGCCACAGGCTCCTGCACACTTGCCAGCGATACATAGGGCTCGTTCTCTGGCTCGTGCTCCCGCCGTGACTCAGCCAGCGCATCGCTCAGGATTTCCACTTGCCTGTTGGTGGCATCAAGTTCGGCACGGGCTTCGCGCAGTTCATCAAGCGTGATGCAGCCTGACTCAACAGATTTCAGGTACTCTGCTTTCCAGTCAATACTCATAACACCTCCACCAGTGCAACCACCAAAGACCACGCCCACCACAGCACTGTGACGGACACGATGGCCGAGGCAACAACCCCTCCAATCAGAATCAGTTTGTGTTTCATTTAATGATCCTCATAAAAGCGCCACAACGAGCGCATTTGTACAAGGGCAAATCGCTTAACGGCTCCCACAAATGTTTGCAATCCATCATGTCCCCTTTGTGCCCCAATCGGGAAACTTTTCATTGGCAGTAAGTGTGTTCAATTGATTGTTTAGGTCATCTAGTTCATGAATGTTGAAGTTGCCACGACAAAAGCATCCCCATGCCCACGCTGCTTCTTCCCACAGACATTCCTTAAACAACCTGTCACGCACAAATGCGCCGGGGCTGTTAGGCATGTACAGCTTTTTGCTGTCATCAATTTCGGCTCTCATAGCCGCTGCAATGGCTGCGTAGTTCATGTTTGTCCTAACTAGTTGCTGATGGCTCTATTATCAGGAAAGCCATTCTTTTGCACATCAGGATAAACCCTTAGGTAGTGGCACATTGTTAGGCCATAGACCACGCTTCCAAAGCAATGCAACTGTTAACCTGTGTGCGTCTTCCCACATTTGCTGACGCTCAGATTTGGTCATGTTTGACCCTTGATCTAGCTGGCTGTGGCAACGAAAGCAAAGACTTGCTATCAGGTTGTCATCAGATTTAATACCACGACCTTTACCACCACCCCAATTGGTGTGGGCTGCAACCACTGTTCCATCATCACTTAGGCAATGTTGACAAGGTATTTCCCTTGCTGCTTCCAATAGCTTCTTGCTGCGAACGTAGTTATGTTTCGGAAACATCATCAATCGTTACCCCGTTAGTGTTGGCCCAATACAAAAGCCACTCAGTAAAACTTACAGCTTGCTCTTTGGTAAACCGTCTGCTTTGATGGCCTAGCTGGACGACTCTTTCGCCATCAATGCTTGGCATAACTTTGCTGATGCTGGACATCTCTCCGCTTTCGTGCGCCCATTGGTCAATTAGAAATCGCTTAAAGCTTTCAGCGTTCCAGCGGCTACCGTGCAATGTTGCTTGCTTGGCAATCTGACCAATGATGCTGTGCATGAGTTTGTTTTGTTGGTCTGATCTAAGGCTTGGTGTCATGTTTCACCTTTAAAATTACATAAGCCCAAAAAGCACCACCAGCAACTTTTGCGGCAAATTGCATTGCAACAATCTGCGGCATCAGAACACCAAACGCCAATGTTGGGAAAACAACACTATCCACAGCAGCACCAGCAATGTTGCTACCGTTTGCTCGCTTGATCCATGTGCCAGTAAGTTTTGCAAACACAGCCCAATCAACAACAGATGCGGCAGTAAATGACACAGCAGACGCAATTGCAATCATTCCAGCAGCAGGATTTAGCAAATATGTCAGCAAGCCAGTGCTAACAATTAAACAACCCATTTGCCATGTCTTTAGCTTTTGATGCAAAAGGTCACGCAAGGCCAAATCAAGGCCAATAAACAAAAATGAATTGATTGGAGATACCCAAGGCCCAAAATGTGAAATAGACAAATTAGCGGCAGTCATTGCCAATGCGTAAATTGCGATTGCTGTTTTCATATTAAAGTTTCTTGTATTGGTTGTTTAATCCATTTTTGAGCAGCGTTGTGAGATTCAATTCTTTGTCTCATAACCATTGCTCTTGCTTCTTTTGTTGGTGGTGGGTAGTTTCCATTCTTCCAGTTGTTGTCAATTCCTATATTTCGACCAATGTTTGTGCTGTCAGCAGATGCAAACGGCAACTTTGTAAACACTTCAGGGTCAAGCATACGCAAACCATGCAACTTGCAAATCGGATACCCATCAGGGCAAACAGCATTCATTGCTTCTGCCATACGCCCCCACCACAAAGAGTTGCCGATTTCTGCAAATTCACCAGAAGAACCAATGCAAACACGATGGAAAGTCCTAGCCAACCATGTCAATCTGCTCATTGATTCGTGCATATGCCACACAGGAGCGCCAAAAAAGTTTCCTAAAGGCCAAGCACGAACAAGAGCGTTGTTATCGTCTTCTGTTCCATCAATTACATCAGGAATAACGGCAAAGTCACAATTAGGCATCTTTTTGCACATCAATGCCCATTCGTAAAAATTAGACCAATCAATTCTTGGATTGCCACTTTTCCAAGCACTGAAAGCCCCATTGTCAACAGCAAAGGATTGGCAGACTTCAGCGGCAACGCCAAGTTGGTCAGGATGTTGGAAAGATACAAAGCCGTGACCAGCTTGTACGGCAGCGACAGCAGCAGTTGCTGGCGTGATTGGCATACCGTGATAGTGGATCATGGCAATTCTTCCCTGACCAACACATCAACCCCTGAATTTGTGTCGTAGCGTTTAGACACTCGCAATTTAACGACCTGCACATCATCTTTGTAGACAATGCCGTTCATTGCATCCAGAAACACTTTAGCTACGTTATCAAGGTCAGGCTTTTTAGGCCAATCCAAACCGTTTAAACAGGCTTCCTTGCGCTTTTTGGAATAGCTGGCGGGGATAGCATGGCTTATCCAAATAAAGATCGCCACAGGCGTTTGTAGCGGCTCTGATGAACCCATTGCTTGACTTGCTTTGCTAGCAATGATGGTTTCATAGTCCACTGTCTTTTTTGGCGTATATGTCCGACCACGGGAAAACCTTGGTCTTTGTTTGCCAACAGGATCGCCTTCAACACTGTAAGTTACTTGAAAAGTCATTCCAATTCTCCGTCTTGTAGTTTCTTCATGTAATCACGAATCCTTGCTACAGAACCCGTTCCGTACTTTTTTTCCAACCATTCCATCCTGACCTGCGTCAAAACTTTCTGCTTGGTCACTTGGTAGGTGCAAAGCAATACCCTTGCTTCGCCCAACTCAATCATGTATCTGTCGCCAGCGTCTTGTATCTGTCTGCGTGTCATGGGTAAGGCCAAAGTTGAATCAAGCCCCACTTCATCTTTGGGTACTTGCGAACAGTGTTTGTCTTTTGCAGACGCTGGATGCTGGCCCACACTTGTTTTGTTGTCCAACAAGTGATTTCTTCAATCTCCCTGCTAGACAGTTCGCCGTGTTCAAGTAGGCGCTTCAGGGCATAAGTGCGGGTCATGCTGTTAACAATCGCCATGCTGTTGCGGCACACAAGGGGACTTGTCCGTTACCAATGGCTTTAAGTCTGTCCACCCTAGCGGCCACCCCATTAGCCACTCTACCCACGTTGGGTTCAGAGCTCCACGGGCCAGTTCCGGCATTTGCGTCCGCACCCAATTGCCTGATCCACCCCATTCCTGCATAGTCCCCCCAAATTTTTTGCTCCCAGCATTGGGTGTAGGCCACATTCTCTGACCCACAATTGTTTCCAAATTTGGGTTTCTCTTTTCGTCCCAAGCTGATTCTGGTGTTATTGTTGCTGCCATTGCGGAACAACTGCGAGGTGTAGGCCATTTTTCCGACAATCCAGATTCTGTCCCTTTGGTGGTTTGCTCCAACATCGGCAGCTCCCATAACAGTCCACTTCGTGTCATACCCGAGCGCGGTAAGGTCGCCAAGGACTCGTTCAAGTCCTCGAGAAACGAGCATTGGGCTGTTCTCCACAAAGACGAATCTGGGTCGTACTTCGCTAACCACCCGCGCCATGTGCTTCCACATTCCTGATCTTTGTCCTTCAATCCCTGCGCCTTTTCCGGCTGCCGAGATGTCTTGGCACGGGAATCCTCCAGATACAACGTCAACAAGTCCTCTCCATGCGAAACCGTCAAAGGTTTGTACGTCATCCCAAATTGGAAAAGGCGGGAGAAGTCCGTCATTTTGTCTGGCGCACAGTACGCTAGCTGGGTAGGGTTCCCATTCAACGGCACAGACTGTTCTCCATCCAAGGAGATGTCCCCCAAGTATTCCTCCACCAGCGCCTGCGAAAAGAGCCAACTCATTCATAACCACCTTTCAATTTATTTCTTAATTGTCCACAGATTTTTCTGTTCTAGCATCAGTGTTTACCCTATACTTTTCTTAGAACCTGATTGATTTGCTGACGAATGTGGGCTGGCATGGGCGCGGCTTTTTGTCGGTCTGCCTCAATCTTTAACAGCACAGGGTCAGGGCCAGTGTGTTGTGCAGGGACTGTTGAACGCGCAACGTCAGCAGCTTGTTGGGCAAAGGATTGACGTTCATTAGTCTTTAGCCAATCAGCTTGCAAACCTTGTGAACCTCTGGCACACCAGATAGTCAGGAAAGCGTTAAGGGTGATTCCAGCCTTCTCCGCTTCTTTTCTTGCAGACTTCAAAACTGTTTCGGTAACAGGTGCTTTCTTGGCCTTCCTGAGTGATAACCAGTCTTCCCACTCTTGCAATCCAACATCAGGGGGGCAAGCAACGGCAGTTGCGCTCTCTCTCTTTGGTTTCTGGTTATTAGTTATTGGTTCTTGGTTTATAGTTGCCTTAGCGATGGGTTGCGAGTCGGAACCCACTGGGTTCTTTTTGCGTCCACCAAGGCGACCATTCGCCCTATTCTTCTCGGCCATTGCGTGATATTGCTCAATAACATCAGCACAACGAGCGTGATACCAGCCATCCTCATGCTGCACAAACATATCATTGAGGACATCACGAACCACATGGGAATCCACTCGCAAGCGTCTGGAAACCCACTGGGTATCCAATGGGATTTTTTGCTCTGTGTCGTAATACATATCCAGAAGTCGGCGGTAAGCCAAATCTTCTTCATTGGATAGATGTGCCGTGGCAGCACGATAGTCGCCAATGCTGAACTGGTAGTAGTGCATGATTTCCCGCTTTTTCAACACCCTTTGAAGAAACTGCGGCAGGGGAAGGGGTAACCCTTTTCGGTCGGGGAGCAAATCCCAACCTAGCCGTTGTTTCAAATTACTATACCACCACTCAAGCCCTGCTGTAAACAGTGATCGGGTTGTTGTTGTGGTACTTCTGTTGCGCCAAAACAATCTCACGCTTAGTCATAAGTCGTTGCTCTTGGTTGCGCCAGTTAAAAGCATTGCGTGTTGACTTGGCTGTTCCATCTTCCCAAGCATCAGATTCAATTTCTTGATCTTGCACAACACAAACCTTTGGTTGTTGCTTTTGTGCAACAAATGGTTTGCCTGTTAATTGGTGATGGTAGGCGTACTTGCCGTTACCTTGCAAAACTTTCTTGACGCAGACGATGTAGCCTTCTTTGACCAATGCGTCTTTGATGGCTGCTGGTGAATCATGGAATCGTGTTGACATGCGGTTCATAATAATTCTATGGCTTACAGGGCCATCTTTTAGTTGCTCAAGGTAATACGCTTTTGCATGTGACACAGAGTTAGTTCCTTCTTTGTGGTGAGTTCAATAGCGCGAGCTAAGACAGCAACGGTAGCTGCCTCAAAGTCGCCGGGGTCAAAAGTGTATTGCTTTACAGATTGGATTGCAGTGACGCAAAGTTCCTGCGCGGCAACGGTTTCGTAGTGGTCTGGTGTGTTCATGCTGGCAAGGTTATCATTGTTGACCAACTTGTCTACTAGGGTTTGTCCCAGTGTTTTTTTTGTTGATGCGTCATAAGATTAAGGCTTAACAAGACAGGAGTTCACATGAAAATCACGTTGTCCCGAGAAGAAGTTGAGAAAATTATTCTTGATTACGCAAACAAAGTCGTTGAAGGTTACAGCTTTAATGTAGTTGTTTCTTCTACTTACCGTGATCTGCCAGCCACTATTGAAGTGGTGAAATCAGAGCCAAAAGAGGTTCAAGAATGAACACAAAATTTCTTACACAGGTTCGCAACTTGTACTGCGTAGCTGGTGTGCCAGTTAGCACACAGCGTCACAATTGCCGACAGTGGGTTAAATCAATCCGCATTCTTGGCGACAAATGGCTTCTTGCCAAACCAATTAAAAGGCCGCAATGAACGACTTAGATGGCGTAGAGTTCTGTGCGTACTGCTTTGAAGAACGTGCAGACAAACGCTCATGCTGTCAAGAAAACCACTTTATTGAGTTTAAAGACCTTGATAAAGAAACACAAGATTACTTAAAGGAATCAAAATGAATGTATATCAAAAATTAAATGTTGCTCGTAATAAGTTTCACAACACTGAAATCAAAAAATCAGGTCACAACAAGTTTGCTGGCTACAAATACTTTGAACTTGGCGATTTTATAGTTCCAGCCTTGAGCATTTTTGATGAAGTTGGTTTGACTAGCATTATCAGCTTTGGCAAAGAGTCTGCTGACATGCGAATCATTAACACTGACAAGCCAGAAGAAATGATTATCATTGAGTCGCCAATGTCGGAGGCCAATCTTAAGGGCTGTCATCCCGTGCAGAATCTTGGTGCTGTGCAGACTTACATCCGCAGATACCTGTGGGTTGCTGCTTTAGAGATCGTAGAACACGATGCTCTTGACTCATCTAAGCCTGTTGAAGAAAAGAAAGTCATCATCACACCATCACAAGGTATTGCAGACACTATTTCACAAGAGGAAATGCAGTACCTTCAAGAATTAGCAGTCGAGTTGATTGCTAACGTGGCTGAAGGGAACCCAAAGCAAGCCCTTGAACGGCTTGACTCTGAGAATCTTGAGGCAGATCAAAAGGTCGGATTGTGGTCATTGCTGGACAGCAAGACCCGTTCGGCTATTAAAAAAGCAAAGGAATAAATATGCAATACGACAACACCAATCGCGGAGCCATCTTTAAGAACGATGACAAGCAACAAGACAATCATCCAGACTACAAAGGCAGTCTAAACGTCAATGGCGTTGACATGTGGGTGTCAGGATGGCTTAAAACGTCCGAGAAGACGGGCAATAAGTTTATGAGCCTGTCGGTTAAGCCAAAGGAAGATAAGCCCGTCAAACAGGCTTCTAGCCCTAAACGCCTTAATGTTCAATTTGATGATTCAGACGTACCCTTTTAACTTGGAGAAACTATGACTTTTGATCTTGACGCAAATGAAGCAGCTTTTATTGTCCGTGTTCTTGGACAACTGCCAACAGAATCTGGTGCTTTTCCGCTACACCAGAAACTTGTTCAACAGTTTAAAGAACAAGAGACAAACTCTGAAGTAATGCAAGTTGGCGGAACTGATTAACTTATTGGAAAATTAGCAATGTTATTGACATTCAATAAGGTTGCTAACCTTCATAACTTAGGACAAGACATGAACTACGCAAAAACATTCAAAGACTTTTTTGACATCAAGTTTCCTCGTGTCCGTGCGACTGATCCAATTGAGTCGTTTGAGGCTGCTGACTCAGTTAAAGAAGTTGCTTGGAAGCATCACAAAATCATTCAAGATTGCTTGGAGACTTACGGGCCTCTTGGCAAGGATGGTATTGCAAAGATGACTGGCCTAGAAAGCAATCAGGTTGCAAGGCGAATGAACGAAATGAAGGTCATGGGCCTTGTCTCATTAACAGGCAACAAAGTTAAATCAAACAGTGGACGTAACGAAAGAGAGTGGACAGTATGAAAGAAACACAATCGTTTGGCATGACAGAGTTTCAGGTCATGAAGTGGGCTGCTGATCGGGGCATCTACGAAAACGGTACAGCATTAGGACAAGCAAAAAAAACGCTTGAAGAAGCTGGCGAATTGCTTGCTGCTGTTGCGGCAAATGACCGTGCTGAAATTGAAGATGCTTTGGGTGATGTGATGGTTACGCTGGTCAACGTAAGCGTATTGTGCGACATGGATTTACGCCAGTGCTTTTACAAGGCGTTTAAAGTCATAGAACCAAGGCAAGGTTACATGAACAAAAACGGGCAGTTTGTTAAAGCATGAACACCCTACCGTTTGATTACTTAAGGTGTGAGCCAGAGTTACCAGACTCTTACTGCAAGAACTGCCGCAGATGGTTTAATCACCCTGAACAAGTGAACAATCCTTACGGTCAGTCTTTTGTTAGTGTTGAGTTTAGTAGCTCAGAATCTTGCTGCTATATGCCAATTTCACTCTTGAAGAAATAGGGCAATCTCTGCTTCCCGCCTTTTAACGAGTCCGGGCAAGACTTTACCGCCTCCCTTTACCCAAACTCGGAAAGCCTCCGCAGCACCCTCCCAATCGCCTCTATTAGCCCTCATGCGGATAGTAGAGCGTTGGAGGTTGCCCAAGCCTATGTTATAGGCAAGACAGACCAAAGCGTCAAAGCGGCCTTGATGCCCAACACAGCCGGGAACAAGTCGTAAAACACCACGTTCAAAATTTGCGAGATCAGCCTTGAACATCGCAACCAATTCTTCTTTGGACCAGACACGATTGTCCTCCGGTTTCAATGGCATCTCTTTGCGAATCATGGGAGCGTCTTTGCCTTCAACTCGCACCATTGGTAGCCTGATCTGCTCTTGATATAAGACGGTTCCCCATCCACAAGTCCAAATGTGCGCCGGGCACAAATATGGGCGGTTGCGAAACCCCTCAAATTTGTGCATCAAGTGCAAACCAGCATCAGAGGTTTTCACTTCTTGCTCCAAGTCCTTGACCCAAACCAGAAGCCAAGAATACCGCCAAGCATAGCCATTTCGTCAGAGCTAAAGATGATGTCAGAATAGCGAATTACATCGTCAATGCTTGTGATAAGCGTTGGATGCTGATACAGATACCAAGCCATAAAAGCATTGATTGCTACAAGTTCCAGCACAAAAATGTATGTCACAGTTGGACGCACAGTGCCGACATAGCTAGATACCCATGTAGAAGCTTTTTCAAGCACCTTGGCATCGTGAGCAAGCGCCGCTTCAGTCATTTTTGCATCAGTCTCCATTGCCACTTGCTCAGTGCGAATCTCCTCGACACGGGCTTGGGCTGCAAATCCAGCAGCGGCCAGAGCAAGTTCACGTTCTGTTTGCACAGAAGCCAAAGCCAACTCATGCTTTTGGTCAGCCTTGTTCTGGAAATACTCAAGCAACTTAGGTAAGCCGGAAATCAGCAGACCTCCAAGAGTTGAAATTAGTGAAAGCATTAGTTACCCCTTTTGGTTAGCATGGCGCTGGCAATTTCCAGCATAAATTTTACTTGCTCTAGGTTTTCTGGTTGTTCATTCCAGCCAACCGTAATCTGTCCGACAAACCGATGTGAGTCTGGTGGTACGCTTACCCGACAGGTAAACCCAACACCTTTTTCCAAATACCAAAGCCCAACCTCAGACTGAGCAAAACGGTATTCCCCGCATGGAATCTCGTTTGTCATCAGCTTGACCACATCGGCATTGTTTGCTGAGTTCTGGCTAAACAATCCAACATCAATGTCTTCAATCGTCTTGTCTCTACCATCCTTCGTGTAGGCCCGGTACAGCACCCGGCTGTTGAACAGGGGGTTGACTTTAAACACAGCCACCACGGTTGCGCCAGTCTTTTTGAGCAGCATGGAACTTGCGTCATCAGCCCTTGAGGTGTTGATCTCCGGTAGCTTCTTGGACTCCTTGTAGGCATCGCGCATGAACTCTTGGTTCTGCCACAGGAAGTAACCGGCAAAAACCACCACACCCATGACAAGGATAGCAAACAGCTTAAATGGGCTGTCTACGTAGGTCAACACCCTATCAACAACGGACGCTGGTTTGTTGCTCATCTCAGGTGATTCATGTAGATGATGAAGCCGCCAACCAGAAGGCCAGCAAGCACAATTACGGCCAAACCGATAGCGATGTACTCTGCTAGGTCTTCAAGCTCTTGCTTGCGCCTTTGAGCCTCTTTAGCGGCTGCTTCCTTGGCTTCCCTGCGCTTACGTGCTGCTGCTGCTTGAAACTTTATCCAATCATTCCACATTCCCGGTCTGCCAGCGTAGACCATGCGCTCACGCAATTCTTCTTCTTGCTGCTTAAGTTGCTCAAGAGCCATGAATTCTTCAAGGTCTGAGCCGCCACCTTTCTTGGTAGCGTTTTCTTGAATCTTGGCTTTGTTGTCAAAGTAGTCAAAGACTCTTGAGCCAAGTTGATGAAGCTCCTTGCCGTTAGCCAGTGCTTGCTTAATGACGGAAAATGCCGCATTTGCAGCCATCAACTCAGCAATCACAGCAATACCTCAATAAACACTTTGACGCACCAAATAACCATCCCGATAAGAAGGACCGCAGCGATGAAGCTAACGGCCCAGTCTTTCATATGCCAAAGACTTTCTTGACAAACTCAGCAGCAACACCGGGGCCAAGCAGCACAGCAACGATGATGGCGTAAAGCAGATACTCAATCTTTGCCATGCGCTTTGAGCCTGACTCAAAAGACTTTTGGATGCCCTCATAGCGATGGGCGCAGACTTGTTCATGCGTGGTCAATCTAGCCTCCGTTGCGTCAATCTGCTCCGACATGGCCTAGTCCTTACCACGGAGTACCAGTGGCCGTCACAGGGTTCTTCTGCAACTCAATGTTTTGAGCCAGAGCAGCTTCGGTGGCGGATTTGTCCACGCCGTTTGCCCAGCACCAGTCCAGCACTTCTTGCATGGTCACATCAGCGTATGGAATGCTTGGTTCAGCAGCAGCAAAACTGCAAGTCGAATAGATGGAGGCTGTGTAATCTCCGTCAACAGCAGAGGCTGTCCAGTGTGCTACGGTGATGAAGCCGTTGGAGACTTCGTAGTTGGTCTGTGTAATTGTCCAGTTGTAAGCGATGGTCATGATGAGTCCTTTCGGGGGTTAAGATTTGGCGTAAGCGCCGTGATACAAAGAGCGTGCTTCAGTTGCAACAAGTCCAGCCAACTCCAAGTCTTTGAAGTAGCCAATCAAATGTGACTTGCCGTTTTTCATCACACGCACAAGCCATGCTTTGCTGGCCTTATGCCAAGACACACCGGGATAACCTGATGTGTTGCTTGCCAAAGCATTGCGGTTGCATTGGTTCTCGCTGCGTGTAGCTGGTCGCAGGTTCTCAATGCGGTTGTCAGCACGGTCGCCGTTGATGTGGTCAACCTCTGGAGGCAGATAGCCGTAGTGCAGCATAAAGATCAAGCGATGCGCCTTGTGAACCTTGCCACGCCATGTGATGTGACGATAGCCCGTCTTGTGGATTGAGCCAGCAGGTTTGTCCATCATGTGCTGTTTGTTTGGATGGCTTACGCCTTTCCAATACAAGTACCCGTCACGGTACTCAAAGCAGTCTGCTACGTCTTGTTGGGTAATCATGCTGCCGCCAGTGTTGTCACTGTTCCAGATGAACCACGATACTTGAGAGCGCCAGCCTCGACATACAAAGTGCCGCCAGCGATGTTGCCTGTTGGCGCTGTGCCGTTGTAAATCACAATGGCTTTTGCGGCGCTAGTTGGGTCAGATGTACCGCCAAGCAACAAGTTGCCAACAGCCGACAGGGTTAGCGCCTGAGTGAAGCTAATAGCGTCACCTGCTGTGCCGGAGGGGGCGTTAAACCACTGGTGTTGACCAGTGATCTGACGATAACTTGCCGCCGCCGCCGTTGTCTTATATCTATTCACATAATAGGTATCGACATAGGAGTTTGAGGCAAGCGTAAAAACTGGTGTATCGGTTTGTGAAAACAACGAACAACCCAGTGGCATTTCAAATACTTTGTATGATGCCGTATTCCAAGCACTCGGAGTAACCCCCAAGCCGAGGTTGCCGGAGGAGTCGATGGTGGCTGCAATGCTGCCGTTTGTGTAAAGCCTTGTCTGTGTCCACTGGCTTGCGTTGTAGCCGCCAATATCCAAAGTAGTACTAACCGCACGAAGCATGGGCCAGTTTTGAACAGCCATCTGAGCGTTGCTGCCGGATGCGTTCAGGTCAAGTCTTGCCGCTGGCGAACTCGTCCCAATACCTACGTTGATGCCACTTGCCGTGTATAGGCTTGTGCTGGTCAGGCGCATTTGTTCGGTGGAGCCAACGCCAAAAACAAGGTTGCTAATTGCGGAAACACCAAAATCAGTACCTGAGCCGCCAGTTAAAAAGCTGTTCGGTGTTCCAATGTAGCCGCGATCAGTTCCACCAATTCTGAACCTCTGCCATGCAAATGTGGCGGCATTAACTGCAATGTAATTTTCAACAGCGGAGCCAGCACCAACAGACAAATTCGTCCCATCAAACGTCAGCGCAGACCCAGTGGTCAGGACTTTGGAGCCGTTGAGGTAGGCCACGCCGTTGGCTGTGCCAGCGTTGTGCGTAACAGTGCCCGAAGTGGTCAAAGCAGCAATGTTGGCTGTTCCTGTTAAGTACAGATTACGCCAAGCATGAGCGTTTCTACCAAGGTCATATGCGTTATTGGTAGAAGGGTCAATGTCTGAATTTACACGAGCGTTGAAATTTACAGTATCGGTGTTGCTTGAACCCAATGTGCTGTTGTCATTTACAACCAGTGTCGTTGCAGTAACCGTTGTTCCTGTAACTGTTGATGGAGTTGTTGCTCCAATAGTGGTTCCATTAACAGAGCCGCCAGTAATGGCAACACTGTTTGCGTTCTGCGTAGACATCGTGCCAAGACCAGACACTTGTGTGTTGGCAATAGCAATAGTCGTGTTTGACGCAGCAGTCAGTTGACCTTGAGCGTTTACCGTAAACGTACCCACAGCACTAGCACTGCCATACGAGCCAGCAGATACAGCCGTATTGTCAATAGAAATGGTTCGGTCAGCAGATAAATTGCCGCCACCCGTCAAACCTGTTCCTGTGCTAATAGATCGTGTTGTAGGTGGCGCGCCAACATCAGCAGCGTTCAAAACCACTGCACCGACATATCCGTTTACGCTTGCTACGGTATCGGTGTTGTCAATCTTTTCCCAAGCAGTGCCGTTGTAAATTGCCCAATCACCCGGCAACCAATCAGTAATGCCGTTTAAGTTTGTTGAACCAGCAACAGAGACAACGTAGTAGTAGCCCTTTGATCCAACGCTAGAAGTCAATGTAGGCGTGTTAGTCGATGCGTTCCAAGAGCCTTGATAGCTGACACCGCCTTGGATGCTTGCAGGGATTTGAGACAGCGGAACAGTGCCGCCAGCATCAAGCGTAGCCACGCCCAAAGCCACACCAGCGTTAAGCACAGACGCAGTGCCAAGGCCAGATACTTGCGTGTTTGCAATGGCAATAGGCGTTGCAGCAAGCGCAGTTAGTTGACCTTGTGCGTTAACCGTTGCTGTTAGTGTGTTGCTTGCAGAGCCAAAAGAACCTGCTGTAACCGCTGTGTTAGCAATAGCCAGTGTTCGGTTAGCCGACAAGTCACCGCCACCAGACAGACCCGTGCCAGCACTAATAGTGGTTGCAGATGCAGCAGCGCCAAGGTTTGTTCGTGCGCCTGATGCGTCACTTGCACCTGTACCGCCATCCAACACAGTTAAGTCTGTGATGCCTGTAACAGAGCCGCCAGTGATAGCAACGCTGTTTGCATTCTGAGTTGACATCGTACCCAAGCCAGAGACTTGTGTATTAGCAACAGCAATAGGCGTTGCAGCCAATGCGGTAAGCTGACCTTGTGCGTTTACAGTTGCCGACAAAGTGTTAGATGCCGAGCCGTAAGAACCCGCTGTTACTGTTGTATTGGCGATTTCAATTGTTCGGTTAGCAGCCAAACTACCACCACCTGACAAGCCAGTACCAGCCGTGATGGTAGTTGCTTGATCTGCTGCGTTTAGATTGGTTCGTGCATCAGCAGCAGTAGTAGCGTTTGTGCCTCCGTTTGCAATAGGCAAAGTACCTGTAATGTCAGCAGTTGAAATGTCAAGCGCATCCCACGATGTGTTAGTTCCATCTGTCTTCAAGTATTTGCCAGCATGAGGGGCTTGAGAAGGAGCTAAAGCATTAAATCCAGCGTTTGCTGTTGTTTGTCCTGTTCCGCCCAAGTTAACAGGCACTGTAGACAAACTGATTGTGGAACCTACAACAACAATAGGCGCTTGACCAATGTATTGAATTGTTCCAACAGGGCCAACCGTTTCAGTCGTGCCATCAGAAAATGAAAATACAAGATACAGAGCGTTATCAATTTCAATTGGTTCAACGTCTGTAACGCCACGACCAGCAACGCCACGATCAATCCGAACAATCAGATTGTTACCATCAACAACAACAACTTTAGAGACAGCCATTTTTTTCCCCTTAAACAACAACAACACCGTCCGAACGTACCAAGAACATCAAGAAAATGATGTTGTCTTCAGCAGGTGTAGGACTGTTTGCGGCAAATGCGATTTTAATTTTCCCTGTGAAACAAGCAGGGTCTTGCGCGTCAATCTTCAACTGTGGGTCTGAGTTGATAAGACCCCACACAGTGTCATCAATGACAAGGGTAAAAGAACCAGCAGCATCTACTTTGTTGCTGATGGTCAATGTGATTGGTGTAGGTGGAGGCGTGTAATTCGCCACATCAAATGACAGCCCGTTGCGAGTGTCAATCAGATTGGATACCTGTCTACGAACAATGTCAGCCGTGATAGTGGCTGTTGACAAATTGATTGGCTGATTGTCAACGTCTAGAAGTGTTAAGTTCCAGTACCATTTTTGGTTGTAGACAAGTTCGCCAGTGATAAGCGGATTGTCAAAACCACTGACTTGAGTGATTACGTTCTTAGAAAAAAGCGCCATGATAGTTTCCTGTACTCAGGTGGTACGCTCCCCATGTACTCACGGGGCTACGGGTCTTGTCATGTAATGGCTTATTTTAGCCCTTGTTCTGCAAAGCCTCAATCAATTTTTGCTGTTCATCTACTTTGACAGACAATTCTTGAATGGCCTTTGTCAAAACAGCAATGTATGACGGGTAGTGGATTGTCTTAAACCCAACCTCATCGCCTACTTTCCAATCAGGCTCCTCGTAAACCAAGGATGATTCAGCGCCAATCAATTCTTCTACCTCGTCAGCAATAAAGCCGTATCCTTTTTGATGTTTAGGATCGGCCTTCAGCTTATATGAGACAGGACGCAACTGATTGACAAAAGAAAGCCCAAGGTCAGCATCTGCTACTTCTTCTTTAAGGCGTATGTCTGATGGGCTTGTAGTTCGCACATCAAGCGTGACCGTGTTACCTGATCCAGCGGAGCCAACATAAGCACCAGCAATACCTGTTGATGTGCTGCCAAGAATGCCTATCTGATTTGAACTGACAGTTGCCGTTCCGCTATTTGTTGGAATAGATGTCAAAATAACAGCAGTTGATTGCCAACTACCATTTCCACTTAAATATGTTGCAACAGAACCCGGTGGTGGTTCTATTGTAGTAAGGCCATATTGGAATTTGCCCGTGATGAGATAAAGAGCATTTGCTGTTGAATTAAATGCTTGAGCAGTTAACGCAGAAAAGTTTGGCCCAGTTGATTGGAAATAACCACCACCAAATCCACCAACGCCAATTACGCCATATCCTTTGCCAGTATCAGGAGCGTAGCCAAATACGCCAATGTTTACGGCTGAAAGGCTTGCTGTTGATGTTCCTAAAACTCCAGACCTAATATAAGCGCCACTTGCTGCGTTTGTTGACCCATCTGCCCAAGCAGAATAGTCAACAAAATAAGAAGTTGATCCAACGGGAATTGTTGTACCCGCTGTATTGTCTCCAGCAAAATAAGCATCACCAGCAGTGTTAATGTCGCCCTTGAACAAAGCGTTGCCAGCCGTGTCAATGGTGAAATTTGGTACTCCAGCTTTTGCACCGACAATGCCGTTTTCGGTAATAGCAATACCAGAGCCACTTGTGACCACGCCTGATGTGTCCCAAGTAATTGAGCCGACTTTGATTCCGCCTAAGTCTTGCGGGACAATTGTGCCTGTCAAAATGTTTGACGTTGTTTTGCTTACCTTGTCGGCTACGTCAATGCTTAACAATGTAACTTGAGTTTGCAGTGCCGATACGTTGCCTGACTCGCTGTTAACTGGCGACCAATTGAAAGCAGTGCTTGTTGGCGATCTTGCAGAACTACCCAACTCATTGCCGACAACATATGTAAAGTAATATGTTCCAGCCGACAATTGAAGGTTTGCAAAGTCGTAGTTAGCGCCGTTAGTAGCACTTGTACCCAATGGCGTTGATGCTGTTTGCAGCACCTTCCAATCGTAAGCAGCAGGGGATACGCTAGTTGTGTAATACAACGTACCGAAAGTTACGCGACCCGTTACAGGCACTACGGTTCTCACAACAAATGTTGCTGGCGTAGTAGATGGACTGCTAGACAAAACTGTTGGAGTTGAAAGCGCACTAAAGAAAATAGCACTTGGAATGTCGCTGTTAGGCACAGGGACATACTGCGTAATGTCAAAGTCATCGTACACAGCCGCGCTGTATTCGGTCATTTCTAGCTTTGCACCAAGACTGCCATCAGGCAAAGATGCTTCGTTTACCTTAACCACACGGAACAGTTTGTTGTTCCAGCCGTAGTCTGCGTTGGTCACGCTAACAACAGCACCAGCGTCCACTTGGATGCCGTAGTAAGTTGTGCTGAAGCTGACAATCAAATCTTCACGGGCTTGCTCAAGGATTCGGTTAGCAAGGTACTGTGCTTGAACAGAATCGTTGCACAGGTCATAAGTAACGCTGTACTTGTTAGCTGGCTCATTTGGATACAGCAAACCTGTTGGTGTTGCAATGTTGACAAAGTTAGGCTGATCCCTTGCGCCCTTGTCAGGGAACTTTGCTTCTACTTGGTTGATTGACTGCGTAATGTCTGTCGCACTAACACGCACTTCACCAATAATGTTGTCATCGTCAAAAGCGTAAACGGCTGTTTCTGATTTGTTAATGACAATAGACCATTGACCAAGAGCAGCGTTGTACGCCATCCAAGAATCCGCGCAAGTCATTATCTTGTCGAGGTTATCTAGCACTGGCTGACCAGCATCAAGCACACCGTTCATGCGGTATCTTGCTTGCGTAGCAGAACCACCACCAGAAGGTGTGTATGTGATTGTTTGATCTGCATATGCGTTTAATGCCGTTGCAGAACTTGCATTCACAAATGACGCATCTACAGCGCCGCCATATGCAGCATTGGTAATGTAGTCATACCAAACATCTCCCGGCTTTGCTGCGCCAGTGCTGTTCAGGTAATGCTTTGCGTAAAACGTAATTGGCGACAGGTTAGTTGTGCCAGCGTCTTGGTTGTAGTTCAGCTTAACGATGGCAAAGGCCAAGCCATTCATCTTTCTTGGTGCTGGCCCTGTAGATACCCAACGCAAAGCAGCATCAATATCAGAGCCTCCCATAACGGTTGTTGGCGCTGCCGCACCGTTTGGCGATGTGATATTTCCAGAGGCATCCGAAACGTAAAGACTAATAAACAAGTTACCGTTGATCTTTGTATCTACGTTACCCGCTTCATCAGTCAGGCTAACAACTTTGGTTTGATCTGTGCCATCAAACACAACAAGCCTGTCGCCGTAGTAAAACTTGGTGCTGTCAAACGTAAACTGTCCATTAGGACTGACGCAAGACACAGCAACAACGTAATACATTGTTTTTTGATCGGTAGACAGTACAGCATCTACAAACGTACCGCCAAGATAAGCGTCACCGTACACAATCGGAATTGCGTTAATGCTTGATGGTGGCACTTGCTGCCTTGTGCCGCTGTCTTGTGGGCCTTGTCCACTTTGCCCAAACACCCTAGTAACAATTTGCGAAACGGCAAAGTTAATGGCAAAAGCTGCCGCCGTCATGCCAGCAGTCATTAGACCCGCACTAGCAAGTCCATAATAGGACATGACAATCATTGATCCAACCATTTTTTACTCCCGTACAAACGATGCACCCAAAGGTGTGTAACCGCGTTTTGTGTAATCAATCAAAGGGCCACTAGCAGAAATGCTTGTGACAACAAAATCAATGTCGCCAGCTTTAAGCATCGCTTCAGCCCTCTCGTCAAATGCTTTCCATAGCCTACCGCCAATTGTCCCATTTCGATGTTCAGGTTCAACCCACCACAACAGTTCATTTAACTCTTTAACCTTTGGCGACCACACGTTACCTTGTTTAATAGCAATCAGTGCGCCGCGCATATTGTTATCAATGTAAATAAAACCTCTGCCAGCAATGATGCTAAACAACAGTTCTTCTACATACTTTGGAAAGTGGTTGCTTGGCCTACCAAGACATTTAATTGGATTCTCATAGGCGTATGCTTCAACAATCTCTAACAGCCTTGGTATGTCGTATCTTGTCGCAAGTCTTATCATTTATGCGCCTTGTACTGTTTCGTTTTGTGTTGTGTCTGTTGATTGTGTGTCTGTCTGTGGTGGTTTGCCAAAGTCAAAATAGGTGTTGGCAATCGTAGCTACACGGTTCATGCTTGTGTCGCCGGGATACAAGAACTGCCAGCTAGATTGGTTAGTCTTTACACCGCCAAGCCTGTTCTCCAAGATGCGCCGCATTGACGAGCAAGCAATAGAGCAAGTAGCAATGCGTGTACGCATATCAGAATTAAAGTCTTCTGTGATGGATACACTATTGATGATGCCCTGATAACGCTTAAAAAATTGCGTTGTAGGCGTAGTGATGATTTGGTTGTTGGAGTCAAAGAATCCACGCCACACTTCAACAAGCGACCCTTTAATGTCGTTGCTAAGAATGACTGCAATGTTTGCTGGATCAATGCCAGTCAACGCAATGGTCATGTCATCACTGGTTGAGCGCATATCACGCTGTACGTCACCTACGTTAAGCAACGCACCAAGGTTGTTAAACGTAATGCCGCCAACCGTAATAGGTGCTGCTGCATTACAGAATGTGTAAACAGTAGCTGCTGTTCCGACCGTCAGCCTTACAAATTCTGCGTGTCTGATTTGTGGCCCACTCAGGGCTGCAATAGCTGTCATGTGATGTATTCCCTAAAAACAAACGCATCATCCCACTGAACAAATGCGCCATCTGTCATTGGGTTCAAAGTATACGTTGGGCAGCGTTCTGCCACAACAGTAAAAGTGCAAGCGTTGCCAATTGACACAGTAGCGCCTGAAGATGGCGTACCGATTAAAGGCCTATGGATGTTGACAGAAGCGCCAGCAGAGTCTGCTGTGATCTTGTAGGTATATCCACCCACCATGATGAAATCACCAGCCTTAAACGTCCCGTTAGAGGTCAAGGCAAGCGTTTGTGTATTGGCTGTAGGTGTGCCGTTCAGTGTGGCAGTAGTAGCCGTGCCAAGCGTCTTGGTAAACCAATCCAAGTTGTCGTTGTTAAACGTAATCGTTTCTGGCAATTGACGGTCTTTGTTGTCAATGGCTTGAATGATGTCGCGTACCTGTGGGTAGTAAAGGTAGTTATGTGGCGTGACAGTAAACACCCAAGGCACTGCTGTCAGGTATTGAGCAACAGTGATGTACCCTGACCTAGCGACTTGCTGACCAACCATCCTACGGTTGTTCACCGTCATAGACTGCTGGATATTGAACACAGTTTGGAATGACATGGTTAAGCCCTTCTTCCGTTCGATGCCAACTGTTTGTTAGCGTACTGATAGCCAGCCCAAATAGTGTTGCTGCTTTCCAACAGTTTAGTCTCAAACGACTTCACATCAATGGCGTTAATGTAGTTGTTTGTGACGTTGGTGGTGCTTCCCATGTTGCCAAGCGCGTGGTTAGGGATGATTGTTCCAGCAGTGCGAGGTACAAAGATTTCAGGGCCACGCTCGCCAACAATACTTGCTCGACCAACTTCAGGATTACCACCATCAGCGTAACCCGGCATCCCCATAACAGCAGCAGGTTGGTATGGAGTTGCACCACCACCAAACATACGACTAAACAAGCTAATCATTTGAGCGCGTAGTTGTATGCGAATCATGTCTTGGATGATGCTGCGCGTCAGGTCTTTAAAAGACAGCTTGCCAGTGCTGACAAACGCATCAAGCGCACTGGTCATGTTACCCATCAACGATTCAAAAATCTGTGCGCCGTTCTCCATTGCTGTTGGAGCAAAAGCAAAGAATTCTTCAGCACGTTTGCCAAAGCCTTTAACTTCGTCACCCTCTTGCATTTCACGCATTACACGGTTACGTTCTTTTGCCAATTCAATTGCTTTTTCTGCCAATTGGTTTTGGGCTTTTATGCGTTCTTCACGATCAGCTTCTAGCAAATTTGTTTCTTGTTGGATAGCCCTGATCTTGTCTTCTTGCTGTGCGCGAATGTTAAAAATGTCCAGTGCTAATTGCTTGTCTTTTTCACGCAAAAGTCTTGTTTGCTGCTCGTAGTTCAAAACTGTTCGCTGTCGATCAAGCGACAATGACTCTAGCGTTTGGCGTTCTGCCAATTGTTCATTAGTTTTAAAGTTAAGACCAACTGTTTGATTGCGTATTTCGCCAATTTTAATTTCTTCATCACGCAGTTTTTGTTCTGCTTTTAATCTATCGTCAATTTGACGATTCATAATTTCGCCAATTTTTATATCGTTTTCGCGTATACGTTTGGCTTCGCGTTCAGCTTCAGCAGCCAATCGTTTGGCTTCAGGGTCTACAGCAACTTTTGTTGCGCGTAGTGGGCCGCTTGGTCTGCTAGCTTGCGGAATACGGGGATCGTCTAACCCCCTGCGTCCATCTGGCGAACCCATAACTCTAAACTCAAATGCTTGCAATGCAGCTAGATTAGCTAGTGCTTCTTTTCGTCCTTCTTCGCCAAGACTTTTAAACTTAGCAAAGTCAAATGTTGCAAGCGCAATTGTCTGTTTAACCAACAGTTCAATTTCAGTAACAATTCCTTTAATGACAAAAGCCACGTTAGCAGCAACAACAGCAACAGTCTGAAAAACAACTTTAAACACTGAACCAAATACGTTGGTCTTTTCGGCCAAGTTATTAAAATAATCAATTGTTGCTTTTAAAGGTGGGCCAAGTTCAGACGCTAATGAAATTGCAAGCTCACGGGTCTGTTTTTCAAAGTAACCAATAACGTCAGATGCATCTTGAAATGCTTTGGCTTGTTCGTCTGCAAGCGTACTTGTCTCAGCCAAGCTGTCAGCCATGCCAACAAAGTCAACGCCCTTTGCGGCCTTGCCAAACACCTCCATTGCCATTGCGTTACGAGTTATCGGGTCTTCAACATTAGCCAAAGACCTAACTAACTTGTTTTGCAATTCTTCAATGCTTAGATTACCAACATCTTTGAGAGTAACACCCAATCTTGACATTGTTTGTTGTGCAGCCAATCCACCATCAGCCGCCTTGTCAACAAAGCCAACAAAGGATGACAGCATCTTTGCAGCGTTGTCAGCTTCGCCACCGTTGTCTTGCAGTGCGTTACGCAGCTTGATGACTGAGCCAACAGCAATGTCATTAGCCTTGGCTACGTCAACAATTTGATCTGCGTAATTAAGCGCCGCAATGCCAGCCGCCGTTAATGCCGTTGCAGCAATCTTTCCGTACTTCTCCGCAGCCTCGCCAAACTGTTCTAGCTTTTTGCTTGCACCATCAATGCCACGGACAAACTCAGCACTGTCAATGCCAAGCAACACACCCAATCGGGCAATCATATTAGCCATCGTTTTTCACCTTAAACCTGTCTTTTGCAAATCCCGGTGCTTGGCTTAAGAAGGCAAGCAAGCTGTTGTTTGCCGCCTCTTTTTGCGCTTCTGGAGGCAACGGAGGGTACAAGTAATCATAAGCCGAACCAGCAACATTGGCTAGTGTATAAGGCCGTGATTTTGAATCACGAACATAATTAAACACACCAGTTATAAGCGTTCCAAGCATTTCAATCGTCTTGTGATTTCCAATAACCCCGTCCCCGTACATTGTCTGAAGACGCGCCATTGTTATTCCATCCAGTGCCGCAATTGATTCGGGTGTATGCCCGTTAAAGATCAAAGCTGTTTCAACTTGAGTCTTTAACGAGCCAATCAGTTTCCCCGAGTTTCCTTGTAGTTAGGACTGATAACCTCACCGATCTTTTCGCACAAAGCCAACTGGACGTTCAAAGGCCATTCAGCCTCAATGTCATCATATGTAACGTCACTAAGATTTGATTCGGGGTCTTCTGGAACCAGCAATTTGATGTATTCAACAATCCTAGCCTCGGTCAATGCTTTGTTTCTGGCAGCTTCGCGTAAAGACTTACCTTGCACCAACACATCGTTTTCCAAAAACTCAAAGCCTGATTCAGTAGCCTCAGATGAATCACGGAACTTTTGCAAAGGCTCAACAAGCAATTGATAAATGCTTTCAATCTTTGCTTCATCAGGATTGGTGATGCGCGTGTAAATCGCATCAGACTCTGCGACCAAAGGAACACGGACTTTAAACGTAAAGCCTCCAAGTTCAAATTTGCGAGTCAAAATTTCGCGGCGCATCTTGTCATAAGTTGCGCCAAATGCAGAACTAAGTTTTGTCATGTTTTTGCCCTAAATTTTGAAATGTATTTGCGTAAACTTTCAGCCAACCTGTTCACAGTTTCTTGTGATTGACTTTCTAACGCTGGTCTTAGGTATGGCTGTGCTGGCATTTTACCTGTGCCAAACTCTTGTGCAATGGCCCTTGCATCACTTTTAAAGCCTTCAAAAGTCGCTGCTTCTTCTTTGGTAGAGCCTAGCTTTATCATGCGCCTTCTGGTTCGTTCTAGCCCCTTGCCTTCGCTCATGGCTCGCATCTTCTTTCCAGAGGCTGTAGTGACAGCAGCAATTACCGCATCGTTGCCCGTGATGTATTTAGATCGTCTGTCTTTGCTTGTGGGTCTTCTGGCTTCAACTTGCAACAACAATTGCAAAGCGCCTGTATCCACTGGTGCGTTTTGTTGGGCTAGAGCTAGAACGGGTTTGATTGCATCCCTTGCCGCAGGAATCAAGATTTTGCTACGAGCCTTTTTATCGCCAATCTCTTGGGCAAGCTCATCAAAGACTTTGATAACGTCACCAAGACCTTCTAGCTTAATGGTAACGCCACCCATGTCATGTTCTCGGTTTGATAATTTTTTGATATAGCTCGTTGTTTAACTC